GACCAACAAGTTCAGAGGCGGCGTCGTGGTGCCCAACGGAAACGTCGTGTTCATTCCTTGGAATCTGTCCAATGTGGGTCTGTTCAACCCGATTTCTTACCAGTATTCTAACGTCCAGGTCAATGCGGCTGGTAACCTGAAGTTTCAGGGGGGCGTCCTCGGCCCAACTGGAAACGTGATTATGGTGCCAAGAGACTCTGCGAATATTGGGCATTTCAACCCGACAACGCTCGTTATGACTAATGTGGGACCTATTGCGGCGCAGAACTCCAGTCTTTTCGGTGCTGGAGCGCTGCTACCTAACGGCAATCTGGTTATGGCGCCCATTGCTTCTGGAAATATCGGAATGTACAACACGTATTCGATGACTACCGCGGGTTTCACGAATGTGGGACCTGTAGGAACAACTTACACGTGGGAAACGGCGGTTCTGACGCCTAATGGCAATGTCGTTTTCCCGCCTTCAACTGCAACAAACGTCGTGACCTATAACCCAACCTTCGTCTCGAACCCAATAGGCGCTGGTGGCCTCTCGAACATTACAATGACTTCGGTTGTTTCCCAAAATTGGTTCCAGGGCGGGACTCTTTTGCCATCTGGCAACGTGATTTTCTGCCCAACAGACATTTCGAACGTTGGTATGTATGATCCAGTGGCGGTCACATACTCGAACAGTACGGCAGTTCACGCCACCACCGGAAAGTTCTTTGGGTCCATACTTATTCCAGACGGCCGCGTCGTGTTCAGTCCACTTTCTTCCACAAACGTCGGCGTAATAAACACATTGGTTCCAGCACCGCGCGAGTTTTGCCAAAGCCCTTTTTTTAACAAGTACTAGTAAATGGCTGATGCTACAATAGTTTATCAAAACGCCAACTTGTCAAATGGAACATACACCGGCGCCGCCGGGCCGTTCGCAACAATCACAGATTACTACGCTCCAGTCGCCGGCACGCCGTCTCCGTACACGTGGACAAAACCAACTGGCGCGAACTGGATTCGTATAGAGTGTATAGGCGGCGGAGGGGGTGGGGTCAGTTCCCCTAGTTCAGCTGCAAACGGGGGAGGGGGGGGCGGCTATAGTTATATTATCCTTCCTTTGAGTTCGGTGACGGCTTCGACGGTTGATGTATCAGTTGGCGCGGGTGGGACGGCCGGAACCAATGGAGGAAATTCAACCTTCGGGCCAATCACCGGAGCGGCTCCAGGAACGACGGTGACTGGTTACGGCACCGGCCCCGCCGTCACCACCGGAGGTGGTATGGACTCGGTGAATTCCGGTTCGGTTGGTGGGGCCATCGCGACGGATGGTATAATATTTGGCGGCGGTGGCGGGTCGCAAGGCAGTGGCTCCACAGTCGGAGGCTCTTCAGTTTACGGCGGCGCAGGCGGAGGTGGCATTTCCGGAACTGCTGTGCTAAGAACTGCAGGTGCGAGCGTTTTTGGAGGATCGGGAGGCGCTGCAAATCCAGTTGGAACGCCAGGAACGCCAGGATCGGCACTCGGTGGGGGTGGTGCGGGTTCACAAGGAGGTACAGGAGGTTCAGGAGGTTCGGGGCGAGTCCGGATTATTACTTTCTAAATTAAGATTAGATGGCTACCGAAACCTTTTATTTCAGCCCAACGACGACGATTAATATAAATGAATTCACAGGAATTTTTGGAAACTCTGCGAGTAATGTTCAGACATTCACGAGTCCAGGGACTTGGACGAAACCTTCAGTGGGGGTGGTGATTTTGTTCGAGGCTTGGGGGGGCGGAGGGGGTGGGTCCGCTTCTCCTACTGGCGGGGCTGGAGGGGGTGGAGGTGCATATGTACAATATTGGTCAAACACGGCACCTTTACCATCAACACTTGGCGTTACGATTGGTGTGGGGGGCACTCCGGCGACGAACGGAGGTGATTCTAATGTATGGAACGGTACCTCAAATGTAATTGTGGCATACGGGGGGAAAGGTGGGTCGGGTACTAATGGTGGCGTAGGTGGAGGAATGGCCGGACCAACAGCAGCTCCTACACAGGGGGCGGGCGCATCTCCGGGCGGTGCCGGTACTTTTTTTGGAGGAGGGGGGGGTGGGGGCCGCAACAATAGTGGAGGGGGCAGGGTTTGGGGCGGGGGTGGTGGGGGCGGCAAAAGCAACGCCGCAGGGGGTAGTATTTTTGGTGGATCGGGTGGAGCAGGTGGGGCCCCAGGACCAGGTACAGCCGGTTCTGCGGGTACTTTTCCAGGTGGCGGAGGTGGCGGGGGCGGGGATGTTAACGGTCCATCAGGCTCGGGAGCCGCGGGATTTGTGAGAATTACTGTTTTCTAATAGTAATATAGATGGCAGAGACTATTGATTTGACGAATAAAGTTTTATCAGGTGCGATATTTACAGGATCTTCAAATGGAGTTGCGAATATTCAGGTTTTTACGACGGCAGGTCCCGCAACTTGGGTGAAACCAGCCAATGGAAATATGGTTCTGGTTGAGTGCTGGGGCGGGGGAGGGGGTGGAGGTGGCGGAACGCCTGGTACGACCGCTCCATCAGTTGGTCGAGGTGGCGGGGGTGGCGGATATTCTTCAAATATATTCCCATTAATGAGCTTTCCGGGGCCGGTTGTCGTTGTTGTTGGTGCGGGTGGTTCGAATGGAAATGCGCCTGCTGGTGCAGGTGGTGCAGGAGGTAGTTCTACATTTGATTCGACGAAAGTTATAGGATACGGTGGTGGGGGTGGGGCCGGGGGATTCCCGTCACCGACATCTGGCGGAGGAGGTGGCGGCGGGATGACTGGGGCCGGTGTTGGAGGCGCTCCAGGTCCTGGAGTTTCGGGTGCGACAGGAGGGGGTGCGGGAGGCACACCAACGACTGCAGCGACTCCGGGTATAATTTATGGAGGTGGAGGTGGTGGTATCGGTGGAACGTCTGTGACACAGGCTGGCAATAGTATTTATGGAGGTGGCGGTGGGGGAGGAGGCGTCGTTACCGGTGCACCCGCCCCGTCAGTTTACCCTGGAGGCACGAGTGTTTATGGAGGAACGGGTGGCACGGGAGGAAGGTCTCCCGGTGCCAACGCATCACCAGGAAGTCCATACGGTGGCGGTGGCGGGGGTGGCGCTGGGGGGGGTACAGCACCGTCATTTAACGGCGGCGATGGCGGGCGCGGAGCGGTCCGTGTAATTGTATTTTAAAGAATTTAGATCCTAAAATAATCAATGAGAGGACTCTATAAAGTTCTCAAAGGCCTCATAGATCCAGATGAGGCGGAGAAAATTGCTCGGCGTATCCGGAATGAGCCTGGTGGAAAACCAGACGCGCAAGTTCCGAATAGCGCCACGTTTTATGGTTTGCCAGTGTGCAATACCCTCTTGGGTCTCTTGTGTGAAAAGGTTTCCGAAGCGGCTGGAATTCAGCTCAGACCCACATACTCATATTGCCGCATTTACCGGGACGGGAATACACTCGCGCCCCACAAGGACCGCCCAAGTTGCGAATACTCCGTGACTCTGAACCTGTCCCAGACCCACAAGTGGCCAATTTACATGGGTGTGAGATCACTGGATTTGAGGCCCGGTGACGGATGCCTCTACAAGGGTTGTGAAATTGAGCACAGCCGCAAAGCGTTCAAGGGAACCGAGTACATCCAGGTTTTCCTTCACTACGTGGACGCCAACGGGCCGTACAAAGATTACGTCCACGATCTCCAGACCGCTGCCGCCCCGCCGCCACCCCCCCTTCAATTTATGTTCGCACGGTCCAATCCGAACCTCATCAAGTACTACCGGTTCGTGAACGCTTTTAGCCCCGACGAGTGCAAGGCTTTGACCAATTTTAATTTTGAATTGGGTCCAGGTCTGACGGAGGACGGGAAAAACACTGAAGTTCGTAAAAGTCAGGTGTACTGGATCCCCAAGACTGAGCAGTGGGGTGATTTATATCAAAAAATCATGGAACTCGTGGGCAAGTGCAACAAAGAGTTTTACAATTTTGACATTTCAAGTCTCACTGAAAATCTCCAGTACACCGAGTACCACCAGGATTACCAGGGACGGTACGACTGGCACTTTGACGTCGGTGAGGGCGCTCTTAATTGTGGTAGAAAATTGAGCGTCTCCATCCAGCTGTCGGACCCGAGTGAATATGAAGGAGGCGAGCTTCAATTTTCACTAGATGGCGACAAGATTTGTGTGGCTGAGAAGGATCAGGGGACGATGATGATTTTTCCGAGCTACCTACGACACAGGGTAACCCCGGTAACCAAGGGGATCAGGCGGTCGCTCGTGACGTGGATCACCGGCCCACCATTCAGGTGATTTTCTCAATTTATTATAGATGTCTCTGTTCGCTCAAGTTGATTCCGAGACCCTTGCTATTTATTACAATTATTACTCAAGTGCTCCTACGCCGCCCCACGTGAATGATCACTGTGTGGACGTTCCTATACCTCACGATGTTGACTATACGGTTGCACAGGCTGTGAAGAATTCCGACGGATCAATTTCAATTCAAAATGATCCAGTCAGGCTCGCGGAGAAGCAATGGGATGCGGTCCGTGAACAACGCAACCGACTCTTGGCGGCTTGTGACTGGACCCAACTTGCAGACGCCCCCGTCGCCAACCAGACTGCATGGACCACCTACCGCAATTTACTTCGTATGATCCCAGAGACGCAGACGGACCCTTTCAATATCGTGTGGCCAGAGGCTCCCCAGTAAATTTTTGATACCATCTTAACACTATGGGATTTTCATTTCATAATGAAAAAATAAATAATTTTAAAAAATATTTGGGTGCCATCATGTCCAGACTGTTTTCCGAAACTAAAAAATGACGGGATTTTTCCCTAAAGAGGAAGGGAGGAAGACCCAAAAAATGGTCAACTGGTCATACTATACCCTATGAGCTTTTTCAAACTTCTTGAAATTTTATCATCAAATTTGAAATTTTTAGAGTTCCTCCCTTCCTCTTTAGGGAAAAACCTTGAAACCAATCCAGCTGATACCATCGTAACACCATGGGATTTTAATTTCACAATGAAAAAATAAATAATTTTAAAAAATATTTGGAAGGGGAGGGTGGGGTGCACCGGCCAAAATAAAATGTTTAGCTGGTATCAGGATGGACACTGTACCAATATGGCGATATGAGAATGGCATCAAGACCGTACTGCATGTTGCTCAAGTGAATATCAGAGATTCAATAAATTGCAATCTCCCGATGTACACGTGGTATCAGCATGCACGAACAAATCAGGTTTTCGCCACATCATCAGGTAAAAGGGTATATCTTCAGGACATAATTAAGGGTGGTAAGGGTCCATGGGTTCATGCAAATGGAAATCCACTTGATTTTACAAACTCAAATCTAATTAAAGTTGCTAGGAATATCAGAACGGTTAAGCGATCCGAGACGACGTCCAAGAGCGTCGGCGTTTGTTTCGTAGCTCGCAGAAACCGATGGAAAGCCACTTTATCCGGAAAGTTAATTGGATATTTCAAAACAGAAGAAGAAGCTACTCAAGCCCGGGTTAGAGAAGTTCTCACTTTAAGTCCTATGATTCAATTTGTTCCAGAGGGAACGGACCCAGATGGACCAACAGGTATGAATAACTGTATAATTTATCATGCCGAGGGTGGACGTCCAGACGCGTACTTGGATCCGGATGGCGTCGAGGCCACTCCCGTCGCACAATATCCATTCACATACGGATCTGAACCAATCAAGGACCTCAGCTATTGGAAAGCCATCCCACCCCCTGATACCATGTGAACATTTTAACCTTAGTGGTTACACCCACCTATATGAGTGATTTTAAAAAATAATTTTTATTTTCAATCCTAAATTTTTTTTCCATAATGTCACGGTGGTATCAAAATGTTTTTGGTTTCTTCAAATATTCCCTGTATAAATTAGAATGAATTACAGTTCAGCAACTGAGAGACTCGTGTTTGCCGATTCACTGAACAGGGACGAATCACTGTACCCTCACGGAGACAGTTACGTCCTCCACCTGACGACGCCCATAAAGAACATAGAACGTGTGGACCTCGTCAGCGCTCGTGTGCCTAATACCATGTATAATATCTCAAACGGTACCGGCATTTTCACAATCGGTGCCAACGTCATCAGCATCCGGAACGGCTTTTACTCAGCCTACGGGATGGCGGCCGCTGTAACCTCGAACGCTCTCGTGACCCTTGACTACCTTCCAGACGAGGGTAAATTCACCTTCTCAAACCCAGGAGCATTTTCAATCACAATTCAGAGTGAAGAATTCGCAAAGATCGTGGGCCTCTCGAACGCCACAACCTATGCAGCGACCCTCGCAACGGCTCTCGACCCTGCTTACACTGGCAAGTACATCATACGGTCCACGACCCTCGTCGATCTCTCCCTGAATGACTATGTGTTCCTGGACATCGACGAGCTCAGGACGCCTCATAACATCGATGCTCGAAAGCTTGATGGGGCGTCCGGTACGGTTTCAGGGTCGAACGCAAACAGAGCCTTTGCTCCTATCATCATGGATGTGGGCTCGGCGTGTATCAAGAATTTTCACGAGAATAAGGATTATCGAATTTCAGTTGAATATCCAGAGCCCATAAACGTCCTGCAGCGCCTGACGGTCCGCTGGTTTGACCGTGACGGGAAGCTTCTGGACTTTC